TTTTTTCTCAGCTTCGTATTTTTCTAGTGCATATTTCTTTTCAATAGCACGTATCTTTTCTTCCTTTTGAATCTTAGTTAAACCACTTTCTTCAACGGCTTGTATCTCAGCATTTTTCTGCTGCTCAATTTCATTTAAACGAATCTCAGTTGTTGCCGACAAAACAGAACCGATTGCATTAACAGCCGTTTGGATAGATTGTAGCCCTTGTTGTGCATCCCCTAAATCTTGTTTTGTTATACCTAAAGAACTTCCTAGTGTAGCCTTTTCGTCTTTAACCGCAACACCTTGACGAACTTTAGCTATTGCGTTTTCAATTTTTGTAATGGCATCTATATTAGCCTGTGTATCTTCTTTTAAAAATGACTTAGTTAAAGCAAGTTGTTCTTCAAGATATTTAAGTTGAATTTCTTTTTTTCGTGCTACCTTTTCAGCCTCAGTACCAACCGACAAATCAACGGCTTCAAGTTCTAAATCTAGCGTTCGTTTGTTCTGATCTATTTGCTCGTTAAACTTTTGAGCATTGATAGCCTTTTCTGTTTCAATATTCTTTTTCTTTTGCGCTTCTATTTTCTTTTGAGCGTCTTCATCGAACTTTGCAAGGGCTTCGTTACGTTCGTTATTGATTTTGATTTGCAACGCTAACTCTTTTTCGTTATCGCTGTTTAGAATATCAATTTTATCTTGATACTTTTTATTCAGCTTGTCACGTTCACTTAAGTTAAATTCATCGTTTAACGCTTGTACGTCTTTCAAATGCTGTTCTTCTATTCGCTTTAGGTCTTCAAGTCTTTTTTTACGGTCTTCGTTTGCTTTTTTATCAAGTTCTTCTTTGTCACCGTATAATATTTTATACGTTTCAATTTCAGCTTTACGAATTGATGCTATACCATCAGCTCTTTCCTTTTCAACTTTCGCTTCTAGTAATAAAAGTTTTTGATTTTGTTCTGCCGACTTAGTTGTGTTTTTTAGTTTTAAAGTTTCAGCACTTAACTCGTCTTTTGCAATCTTTTCACGGCTACTGGCATTTTCTTTTTCTAGTCTAATTATTTCTTTTGCTGCTGCTAAACGTTCAGCATCAGAACGCTTTTTAGCGCCTAGTATAGTTTTTTGATTTTCTATTAAAACATTATTCTTCTCAATAGCAACACTAGATTCTCCAATAGATTCGGTTAGTACATCTAATTGTTTAGATGCCTCATATCCATCTTTACCAGCTTGTAAAGCACCGCTACCTAACTTACTAAGAAAGTCAATAGGGTGGGCTATTGCCGTAGTTAATTTATCCAAAGATGAAACGGTATCAACAACTGTATCAATAACAAAGCTAAACGCCTTGTTTATGGCATCAAGTGCGAATATAAGTTGGTCAGCAACAACCGCATTACCACCAAAAATATCTTTTAAGGCGAATAAAAGCGTAACAACAGCACCAATAGGGTTGGCAGATAGTGCCATATTAACACCGCTTTGAGCAGTTTCAAAGCCTTTTAAAGCGGGAACGGCTTGTGTAATTGCACCAAATGCAGATTTAAAACCTTCTGCGTAATTACCTACGTTTCGCCTATTGTCACCCAATGCGCTTTCTTGCTTTTTCAACGCCTCTGATAGTTCTTTAGCTAATTTTATTTGGTCTTCGGTAGGCTTTTTTGTTCTTACAATTTCGTTATAAAGCGAGTTGTATAGCTTTCGATTGGTATCAATGCTATTTTCTTCAAACTTTCTAGTTTTTAGCGATTCTTGTGCTGTTTTATCGAGCGCATAAAGTGCCTTAGTATTGTTATTCAATACCGTTTCAATACTTTTATACTCCTTTGTGAGCGCATTGGTATCGGCTTTGGCTTTGATAGTTGCCTCAGCATATTCACCTTGTGCTTCTTTCAACTCTACATACTTCTTTTTTGCGCTATCAATTTGCGCTCCAAGTGCTGACAACTGCTCCGCAATCGGTTGCACGTTTATCTCAAATATATCTACTACTGTTGCCATTAAAGAAGTTTTATAAGTTCAACAACACTCGATTTTCTCGAAGTGTATTCAAATTTTATTTTGTTCACATAGAAATGTGTATCAAATTCACGAATGTAGACGGGCTTTAACGGGTCAAAGTTGGCTATGTCTAAAGTAGTTAACCGCATTTCGCACTCAATTACTTTGGCGTAATCAATAACTCCGGTAATAAATAAAAAGAATTGATTGAATAAGTCGTTATCGAAACCGTTTGAGTAGTTTTGTGTGGTGTCAATGAAGAAGCCGATTGGAACGTCTGTTGTAATAGTAACAGCATCGGTATTATTTACATCGTTTTGCCTATAAATAAAAGTAAAGTCCTCAAATCGCATTAAAACTATTCGAGGCGTTGACGGGTCTTTAAACTCTAACGATTCAAACACCTTTATATTTGCAATGTTTCTATTTACTCTTTTAACTGACTCACAAGCTGAATAGGTTAACTGTATAATTGTCTTTTCGTATTCAAGTGTGCTATCGTCAATAGTAAACGTCTTATCTGTGCCAACTGGTTTTATTACTTTGGTATCGTCTTTGTATTTAAGATAGTTATTTTGAGCGTAGTCTAAATCAAACTCTACTTTTGGCTTGTTGGTAAAGTCAAGTTTCCCACTCCAATCTGTTGCAAGTCCTATATCGTCTTTTAATTTTTTGTAAGGTACAATAGTAAAAACTTTATTTCGTTCGTCTATTGTACAAATAGAGTTTGTCCGTAGCATATACTGCTTAATAAACTCTGCTTGTGTAAAGTCTGGTAAGTTATTTGCGACTGTAACGTAATCATAAATACCAGCTACAAAAGGCTTCCTATATCCGATCGGCTTAAATAAGTCTTCGTTATCATCTTCTAACTTGGTAGCCTCTAGTATTTCAAGTGTTGCATCGTAACAATAAACATTTGTAGCTGAGATACTTCTAACCTCATACCCGAATCGAATAAATCCAAGCCCTACGTCTGGGTACTTACAATCCAATTCTATTGTTTCGTCAACTAATTGACCTGCAATCGGAACTAAAACAGCGTAAGTAGTAACCAAACTATACGAACCGTTGAATGTAGAAAATACATCTATATAAACCGTTTCATCTGCTACTCCATTTTGCAAGTCGGCTATTAATCTAACCTTTACTTTAACTGCATCTGGCATACAGAATGCACCTCCGTAACTTAAATTGGAATTAAAAAATGCCTCCCAATAGACTTGATTTTGATAAATAATACTATTGGCGTTCCAAAGTAAACCAGTTGGACTTCCACTAAAAGGTGACATTGCAAACTTTCCAATTAGCCTATCAAAATCTTCGTCACGTTCGTATTTTTTACTACCAAGTGGAACGGCTGGAATGTTATCGACAAACATTAACGAATTTGCCGTTTCATTGTTTAGCGAGTACCCAGCCTCATTAATACACTTTTCAATTAGATAGTGTTCGTATATACATGGTAACATTGTCCCCATCCATGCACGGTCATTCGTTTCGTCTATTGCACTATTTGGCGAATCGCTGTTAAAGTCAATTATCGGATATTTAACTGGGTAGTCTTTAGCAGATATTTCGTTAATGTAGTCAACATCCCAATGGTGATTCAAATGCCTTAAATTCAAATCCGCTAACTTCCTATCCTTTAGCCAATCGAATAAAACACTATTGCCCCCGTACATACGGATGTTGTAATTATCGTCAACGCTTTCGAGTATGCAAAACTGCATATTCATATCAACGCCATCAACGTATATCCTGCATGGTAAGTTTCGGTAAGGTATTTTAGATGTCGAAGTCGCTATCTCGCTACTCTCAAAGATGGCTTTGTTGTTTGAAGTCTTAGGTAGTTTAAACTGTATTGACCTAGCCCCGACACGTTTTGAAATATCACCAATAGGCGCAATAGCATATTCACCTACAATCGTTTCCGTTTGTAGCACGTCTGCATCACGCCCATTCATTACTAGCCTTATCATTGACTTTGGATATTAATTTCTTTAGCTATTCTAAACCTTACCGACCTTTCAATAATCTTTTCTTTGGTATCGCTTAAAATCATTCCTTCACGGTCTAATATAATCGGTGTGAACCGATTAGTCCACTCATAGTAAGACGGCAAACTTTCGTTATAGTACCATGCTTGTATTGAGTTGCGTAGGCTTTTAAGTTTCGTTAAATGGCTTAATGGTATTTTGCCCGTGTTCACAATAACCGTGTCGTAAATGTTTTGTAGCTGTGAGTTTTTTATGGTTAAATCTTGCGTTTTAAACGTATCGCTGTCCCCTTCGTTTAACTCTAAAACCTTTCTTATGCCCCCGAAAATATAGTTTTCATAACCACCCAAAGTATTAACCCAAACAATATTAGTTGAGTCGCAACACTTATTCGCAAATGAATAGTCGGTACACGTTGCAGTCTTATTGATGACAATTAAATACTCGTTTCCATCAGTTCCGCTATACGATATAGGGAAACTTCCAGTAGGTACTGCCGAAGGTACAAATAGCCAACTACTATAATTGCCAAAGCCATCGTTATATGCAGTAAACCAATCTGGAGTTGAATCATAAGTATCAGGCGCAGTCCATAAGCCATTGACCGATAAAACAGTAAAATTCTTTACGTTATCGTCAAAGTATTGAAATACAGCACTATCGCTGTCACAAACATTATAGACTTTATAAACTATCCTCACACTCGAATAAATTTAGCTGTTATTGTTAAAGTACCTTGTGTTACGTCCCCACCAGCAACGCTACCAACTATTAACCGTTGCATAGTTGTTTTGGTTAGGTTGCCCGTTGGTGTATCTACCTTAGTAGCTTCCTCGTCAATCGTATCTAAATCTTTACTGAAAATATTGTTTACAGCATCGGTAGCAACACCAAATGCGATAACATCAGAACCTAAACCCATTCCCGTTGCGCTCCAAATAGTTTGATAGCAAACAAACGAACTAGGTACAAACATTTGAGGCAACGTTATTGCACCCTCAGCCCCCGTTCCCGTTTCTCCATCGAATGTAACCGAGAAAGTATAATAAAGTTCGTCTGTTCGTGTTGCCGTCTTAGCTGTTAATACGGTAGCCCATCCACCTAAATAGACTTGCAACTCACCTAAATCGCTGTTATAAACAAGCTGTTTAACTTGTGGTGAAACGATTGCATCTATTTCGGATTGTGTTAATGTTTGAACTTCGTCTTTGTACGAATCTACAATATCACGAAGCGCATTGCGTAGCGTTTCCGCATTGTATGCTGATCCGTTTGCAAAGTCAGTATTAAAACCCTCTTTTAAATTTCCTTTTGATCTGATTGACATAATATTAGTTTGTTGTTCTAAATGTTACTATTTGCTCATCTTCAATATAAGTTAACCACGTTGTACCGCAACCAAACTCAATCGGTAAAGAATTTACCGGCTTATCAACTCCAACATATTCACGGTTTAACGTATCGGTGTCTATCCCACTATTCAACGCAAAATAAATAGCATCGAATGAAACGGGTGTACATATCCGATATGGCATAAAGAGTGAATAGTCTATGCTCATTCCCGTTGTACCCTCAGTCGGTGGGCTTAACTCATTCATTGCGCTTTGAACGTAACCGCTACAATTAAACTCAATTAACCCATCGCCATTACCTTCGGGCTGTATCTCTGAAACCTTAGTATATGGAAACGGATTTGGTGAACTTATTTCACTATCTTGATAACCTGCATACACATTCCATACTGGAGGCGTTGCTAGTTTAACATCGAATACCGTTGCACCCGTTGAAGTTGTGTAAAGTGTTTCTGTTTGGAATTGTACACTTGTTTTTATAAGTCCACTATAACCGTAACCTAATATCTTTTTAACCACATGGTAGCCTTGATACGTTCCGCTTGTAATAAATACCAAACCGCCAACGGTCAAAGGTATGTCTAAGTCCATAAATAACCCACTCCACACCGATAGATAACCTTCACTCGCATGGTTATACAATATACATTCCTCCGTTGGCATATCGTAAACAAACCGTATAGGCTGGTGAACGCTACTCCATTTAGGTGGTACTGATACTGGTATGTATGTTTTACTAATCACGCTGCGATTTTTAATATTTCACTACTGATTTCACTAGCTATCAAGTTGGCAAAGTCTTGCTCTATTGAATTTTGCAAAGCCTCGTTAAATATTCCACTCACTAAATCACTACCTCCAGCCTTGTAAATAGTTGTACCTTCTTGCTCAATCTTCTTTGCAATAGCCCACGCTAAAGAATCTTTACTGCCTTTCTCTGGAGTTATGCCTTTGTCATCTATCCATTGGCGAATTGCCTTTATCGGAGGTCGCCCCCCTGCTTTACGCCCATACTGCAAATAATAAATATAGTCATTACCTTGCACCTTTAATCGGTATCCATCAATAGTATATTTAATTGAATCAGCTAATGCGCCACTCGCATTAACTGGTGAAGCAAACGAACCGTTAACTCCACGCCTTTGAATCATTTTAGTTTTAATGTCATTAACGAGTTGCTCAGTCAATTTAATGCCCCACTTATTCAATATGACTTGTACATCTAACACGCTGTCACTTTTAATGTCATATTAAAACGAACAAACATTCCACTTGTAACTCCGCTAAACTGCTTAAAGAACGGCTCAGCTTCGTAATTGGTGTAATCCAAATCCAATTCATCTAACTTCGAACGAAACGCCCGTTGCATGGTGTCGGCTAGATTTATGATAGCATCCCGCTCAGTATCATTACTATGTGGTGAATCTTGAAATACAAAAGCCAATAATATATTTGATGCATTATCCAACGCATAATTTTTATTTATCGGTGCAACTTTAAAAGGATATGCAAAAATTTGAGGTAAAGGCTTTTCATTTATGTACCTATTTAGGTCTGCCCAACCGCCACTGCAAAATGTGCCGTTTTGGTTAATTTCATCCGCAATGGACTTAAATGTATTTATGAAGTCTATATACATAGTGGCAAAATTGCATAATATTTTTGCCTTTAGGTCTAGTTAGCCCTATTTATTTAGTTGCTTGTACGCATTTTCTAAGTCACGCTGATACATCGATTGCTCGAAGTCCATAAGTAGCACCTCATAAACCTCCTCAGCTTGTAACTGCAAAACCTCCGACATGGTTTTATTGTACTTTTCTCCAATGGCTTTGATAGTCATTTTAGCACCAAACGCTTTGAACCTATCAACATTGGCCAACTGCTCAACTGCACTTGGTTTGTAATCATTTAATCGCTTGTACCGTTCGAAAAAGCTATGCAACTGAGCAAAAAAAAAGCGCCCAAAGGGTGAACAATATCGGTAGGCATATCCGCATAATCGATTCCAGTGTATAGTTTCAGTATAGGTAGCACCGCATCAATAGGTTTTTCGTTACCTAGTAATATTGCCTTTGCCATTTCGATTTTACCGTAGCTTTCACGACCTACATCGGTACTGTTTAACTCGGCCATGTATGCGCTAGGTTCTTCGGTGGTGAATGACATTGCCATAAGTATCGCACCCAAACTTTCGCTGTTTAGCTTTTCTAGTTTCTCTTTTTCGATGCCTACCAATATGCTAACTTGCTCCAGTTGATTGTCTATTTTAGTGTACGATATGTAATTTTTATATGGCACGTCCGACCATGAAGTTGGAATATTAACATCTACACCGTTGAATTTAGCAGTTATCATATTAGTGAATTTTTCTTTAATACCGTTGAGTGTTTCGGACGTGCAAGATAATCAAAAGCATAACGTATTGCATCTATTAAGTGGTTAAAAGCATCAACTGGAATCCCTGCCTTTTTATCGTTCCATACGTAGTTGGATAGTTCTTTACGGAGGTTTGTTGACCGGCTACTGATTACTATTTGATAGTCGCACATCTTTGATATACCAGCACTAACAGAACCTTGACCTTTAACGCAACCTTGAATATTTAACCCTTTTCGTTTTAGGTCGTCAATTAAACGAGGCTCAGCACTATCCGCTATAATCAAATCGTTTTTTTTGTGGATTAGGTTTAAGTTAGTGTTAAATATCGAATCAACTCCCATTCCTTGCGTTGAATAAAGTTGCTCGTCACAATAGATTATCTTTTTCTTTTCGTCTACTGCAACCTTGACAAGTGTAGTAGGGTCAATGGTAAAACCATAATCTTGACCGTAAGCATAAGGTAAAGACGTGTCGAAGTTACCTATTTCAAAGTTGGTAAAGATAGCCCCTTCCCTATCCGCCCGTTCACCACTACCGTAAATCTTCCACCAGTAATTATTGTTCTTTCGGCTTTCAATGTCCTCGACTTGCTCAGTAGTTAAAAATGGATTGTCTTTATAGGTCGTAATTAACGGTGGGTACTTTTCAATATAAGGGTCAAGCCAATGTTCTAACCCAAGTGCTGGGTTATAATCGGCTATAATCTTGTAACGTGTTCTCGGGAATAGCTGGTCTATTGTTTCTTGTGGAAATTGGTGAGCCTCATTAATCCATAGTATATCCCGTGACCTACCGTGAATCTTATCTGGCGTATCTGCACCGTAATAGTTTATGGTATTGCCATTTAGTAAATAGCTGTGGTCGGTTTTATTGAGGTTTTTATCATTGTAAAGATTACAGCTTATTAGCACGTCTTTAAAGTCTTTCCAAGCAGTAGCTTTCAAAGCTGTGAAAGTATCACGGCAAATATCTATTTCCATACCGCTATACATTAAGCAGTAATCTATTAAGAAATAAATAGTAGCGTATGTCTTTCCCGACCTAGTGCCACCTTGCAAAAGTGTTATCCGTTGACTTGGTAGCTTTTCGTGTAAGTAGTCAAAATTAGGATTGGCTTTCATTCGTTTTCATAAACGGAGGTAGGTTTTGTATTTTTTCGCCTCCAGTTGTAACGTCTAACTTTTCTCCAAATTTCTTAGGTGCAAGTTTAGACGCTTTCCATTTTCTTGCATCGATTTCTAAACGTGTTCTATTATGGTTATCTACGCGCCTAGTAGTAACTCGCTCATTGCCTTCCCCATCATCATAGATAGTTGTTTCTTCGCATATTCTATCACGGCTTGATAGTTCAATTATTTGATCAGCTAACAACTCAGCTTGTAACTCCCTCGCGCGCGCGTATTTGTCAACTAGTAATTCATCTTCATTAATCCAATTATAAAAAGCAGTAGTTGAAACATCTTTTGATTTGCAAATAGTAGCCAATCCTTTATCGGTTGTAGCTATTTCTTCACAAATCGAATCGAATAACTCTATGGTAAATTTACCTTTCAATACGTCAATTTAACAGTTTCACACGCCTTAACATCAAACGAATCCTTTTTTAACACAGATGTGTTGTTGTAATAAGCGATATAATATTTACCAGTTGGCTTTTCGATTACCGTTTTAGACTTAGCGTTTAGCATTAAATCGAAACGTCCATCCGCTCCAGATATAGAACAACCCCCGTACTTATAGGTGTAAATCTCAACCGTTCCGACATTAGAGTTGCAGTTAGTTTCTTTTGAGCAACTACCCATTAATAGTAGTGCTGATAAAATTGCGATAATTGGCTTCATAATTTGTGTTTATACGTCAAAAGTAGTAAATATTCCACAAAAAGCGAAAAATTGTTTCACATTGCTGAAAAGTGTGGACGTTTTAACCGCTATTTAACTACTGTTTTTACATCAAATCCAAACTCTTGCAAATCGTGTTTATCTTTCTCCCAGATAGCTGTAATTTCTTTGGTGTCTATTTTTTCACCCAAAACAATAATTTCGCTCATTTCCCTATTTTATACTTGTTAATAATCTCCATCAAAAAGAACTTATCGTCCTTGTGTGGCTTTTTAATTGATGCGATGAAGTCTAATCGTGCTAATTTCTCAGCTCCGATTTTCTTCTCCAAATTCACTCTGTATCGGTTTAAGTTTCCGCTTAGATAGTAATTACACCTTACGCATTGACCGTGAACATTATCCTCGTTGAACCGGAGTGCGTTGTGATGTCCTGCTGAGTAAAAGTGTCCAGCTTGTTCTACTCGAGCCATCCCGCAACTGATACATGGCTTTTCTTTGTCCCGTTCCCTTATCCAAGCGTTGAAAACTTCAATAGCTTTCTTTTTGAGTTGGGGAGTGGATTTGGATTTAAGAGGTGGCATTGGCTGGCTCAAAATATCTTTTATCGAATCCTGATAAATGCCCAAAATCATCTGGGTATATATCATAATATTTTTCATTTTCAGATTCTACATTATACTTTTTACCAACCGTTAATCCATCTTGATGACTAATTATGCATTTTACTTTTTTGGCTTTCTTTACTATGCTTTCGTATTCGTCACCTTGACTTGTACCGTCACCGTAAGTTTGTGCATAATACTGTTCGCAGTTAAATGGAATATTCCCCGTTCCACGTTCGTCACCAGCTACAAATGCTAAGAATATCTGTTCTTGCTCTTTTTGCAGATAATTCTCTCTCAAATCGTCTGCAATGGTTTTTAGGTATTGACCAACTGCTTTGTCTGTCGGAGCATCGTTTTCTCCATTAAGGAATTTTGAATCAGCCTCTAGCTTTTCAATTACTTCCATCATTGCTGTTTTCTTTTCCATTTCTTTCTATTTTATTGGTTGTTAATGTTTAAAAATCTCAATATGTTATTCGTTTCATTGGATTCGGTAATAATCTTCCATAATCATCTTAATCATCGTCATTAAATTCAAATCTCTTTTCTCTAGCCATTCTTATCGCTTCTCTAAACGGTTGATATTTATTAAACGATTCGTGACCACCCGCGTGGTAATAAACACCCATCTTCTTTACAAATAAGTGAGCGAATGGTATTACAAGCAACGGCATATCAATGTGCATCCCAAATGCTCTACATGGATTAGCGTGTGGCGTACCCTCGAATATCACCAACGGGCATTTCGATTCTCTAGCAAATTCAGTCCATCGCTCCACATCTTCATCGC